CCGAAGCCTGTAATGAAGCATTGGGGACCAGCTTCACAGCCCAGACGATGAAGGCGTTCCGGACAAACCACGGGTACAAAAACGGACTCGGAAGGCTTACGAAGGATGAGTACTGGGAGCACCGAAAGAAGACGTGGCCGGCAGGAATGCACGAGTACATCCGGGATAACTCATGGGGCGTCAGCTCCAAAGAGATGGCGGAGAGGGTCAACGAAATATTCGGGACTGACTTCACACCGGCGCGTATGAAGGTCTACCGGCAGAGGTACGGGATCAGGTCAGGCCTGACGGGATGGTTCCAGAAGGCACATCCGCCAGGGAACAAAGGTAAGAAGCTGGAGGAGTACGTCAAGGATCCGGGGAGGCTGGAAGACATCAGGCGCCGTATTGGTGCCACGCAGTTCAAAAAAGGCGACCGCCCTTACAATGAGCTTCCCGTCGGGTCAATTGTTACGAACACAGACGGGTACCAGCTGATCAAGGTGCGGATGGAGGGTACCGCGTGGGAGCGCTGGGATTTCCTGCAGCGCCATGTGTGGGAGCAGCATAACGGGCCGATCCCGCCGGGCCACGCCGTCATATTCAAGGACAACAATAAACAGAACTGCGATATCAGCAACCTGATGCTGGTGACAAAAGGCGAGAGCGCAGCGCTGACACGGCTGGGTCTCAGGTTCGAGGATCCGGACCTGACAGAAGCAGCTGCAGGCATGATCCGCCTGAAGCAGAAGGCAAACAAGATCAGAAGGGAGAAAAGGAATGCACGCAGAAGACATGAAGATGCTGAACCAGAAGGCTAAGGCCGACGCCGGAAAGCTCCGCCTGACTCTGGTTCCTCCGGAGATCATCGACGCGATCGCCGAGATCCGAGCCTATGGGAATGCCAAATATCCCGACGGAGGAGAGGACAACTGGCGCCAGGTGGAAGTGCAGAGGCACTGGGACGCAGTGATCCGGCATATCCGGGCGGCCTGGAACGACATCGGGAAGATCGATCCGGAGAGCGGGCATCCGCACATCCATCATGCTGCGTGTGACCTGGCGTTTGTAATTGCTCTGATGGAGGAGAAGCATGGATGAGTCTGTAAGCAGACAGGCGGCGATTGATGCGCTGACTGAATACGGAAACGGACGAGCAGTATACATCAGTGTGGAAGAAGCGGTTAGACGGATTGAGCAGTTGCCATCCGCACAGCCACAGCGCACTTGCGTTAATTGCGGCAGAACTATAAACAACGGTGGATGGTACGCAGACGGGGGAACAAGATGCCCGATAGAAGAACATTATGCATTGCCAAAAGATGGGTTCTGCCATTTGTGGGAGAAAAGGAACGTTACGGATGACAATTATCAAGAAAGGCGGAAAGAATGAGCGTACTTGTAAAAGGCATGGAAATACCAAAAATCTGCGGGGATTGTTGGTTGTATGAAGTCACTCGAGACATGGTAAGTGGGGAAGTTCTATTCCTTTGCAAATGCCAAGACGCTGTTGTGAAAAACCCGCATACTCAAAAAGACAAAGACTGTCCGCTCGTAGAAGTGAAGGAGTGGGGAAATGAGACTGATCAATGCTGATGCGTTTAACACTGGGGTGAAAAGGTGGGTGTGACATGATGGAGGAACAGGATGAAACCCAAAATCCAAGAACTACTTGACCTCATAAAAGCCAATCCTGATTTGCCGATTATTGTAAAAGTTGACGGTGAAATAGTCGGTGATGATAGCTATTCGTGGTGGTTAGGGCAATGGGGATCAGCGGAAATCGTAGAATATTACAAAGGTCGAGAATACTACCATGAGAAAACAGACGACGAGGAAGATGTGCTTAATGATCTTGTCGGCTGTAAATACTCACACGACTATGACGGCAGAGATATTTACGATCTGTCCGATGATGATTGGAACAAACTTTATGCGTCTGTGCCGTGGATTAAAGCAATTGCAGTACACATTGTATTATGAGGGAGAAACAGGATGATAGTAGTCAAGAGTAGTTTGCACGTTTTACCAGAATACTGCGACGACTGCATCTATTACGATTGCAGACCGCATCCGTATAAGGGGTGGACAGAGTGCTGTAATTTATGCTGTCACTCAATGGACGATGACGTGGAAGATGAATGGATATATGACGGGAACGGAAGGCCGAAGAAATGCCCACTAATTGAAGTACCTGATATAAGGACAGAGGAGCAGAATGAGACTGATTGATGCAGCTTTGCAGAGGTGAAACAAACAGTAGCCGCCGAATAACTATTAACTGTTCCGAACACAGCGGTCGCCTCGGCGGTGGCGGCCGCGTTTATGGAGGATGTGCAATGCGCATTTTGATAGCACTTATAGCAGGCGGGTCAATTGGTTTTCTGATCGCGGCGTTTGCCTTTGCGGTGCATGACCGCTGGAACGTAAAGAACCCCGCTGATTACCAGAGAGGCTATGAGGACGGGTTTCGCGAGGGACGCGCCCGCAGGAAGCTGTCGGAGGAGAAGGGATGAGGAAGTGCATGTACCAGTACCTGAATGACTGCAACTGTTTTCAGGATGACGGCCCGCGGCCGTGCTGCCTGGAGTGCGAGGAGCATGATACATGCATAGAGCGGTGCCCGCGGTCGGAGACGACCTTCTGCGTGAGCATGATTGAGGTGAAAGAGGATGACGGCTAAAGAGTATTTACTGCAGTACAGGGACGCATACAGGGAAGCACAGGAGCTGGAACTGAGGATCACGCAGCTCCGGCTGAAGTACGGCTATCCGTCTGCGATCCAGTACGATGACATGCCACATGCGCACAACTCCAACAGGGACCTGAGCGATTACATGGCCAAGCTGGATGAGCTGACAGGCTACCTGGTGGATAAGTACTGTAAGTGCATGGGTATCGAGGGGGACATCCTGAAGCGCATCGACCGTATGGAGCACGCAGAGGAGCGTCAGGTGCTGCGGTACAGATACACCGTCATCGATGACAAGGGAAAGTTGATGAAGTGGGAGGATGTGGGCGAGCGCGTGGGGTATGTCCGCGAGACTGTGACGCGGATCCATGGAAAGGCATTGCAGCACTTCCCGATGGATTAAGTCCTTTTTTGTCACATTTTATGTGTGGTAAAGTGTAAAGAGAGAAACAAGCATAGTTGCAGCCTTATTTTCCTTCCTTAAGGGCGTCGCTCTCTCCATCAGAGCGGCGCCTTTTACGTTGGGCGGATATTTAACAAAACGATGAATAGTGAGGTGATGGCTGATGCCGAGGGCACGGAGTCCGGAGCGAGACCTTGCGTATCAGCTGTGGCTCAATTCCGGAAAGAAAAAAAAGCTGAAAGACATAGCGGCAGAACTTGGTGTTTCTGAGGATCTTGTCAGCAAGTGGAAAAGACAGGATAAATGGTCGGGTAATCCGACCGAAAAAAATCCGACCAATCCGACCATAAAAAAAGCAAAGAAGACAGCGGAGCGCATAGAAAAGAATTCTGGACTCACAGATCAGCAGAAGCTGTTTTGCCTTTATTTCTCGAAATCGTTCAATGCGACATCGGCATATCAGAAGGCATACGGGTGCTCCTACACAGCGGCAATGTGCGCAGGACCAAGATTGTTAGGAAATGTTAGGGTAAAAGCTGAAATCCAGCGCCTGAAGCAGGAGCGATATGCGCAGGCCCTTTTAAGTCCGGAGGACATCTTCCAGAGATACATGGACATCGCCTTTGCAGATATGTCGGATCTTCTCAGCTGGGGCCGGGAACTCGTACCGGTTATGGGACCTTTTGGTCCTGTTACTGAAACGGATCCGGAGACCGGAGAAAAGGTTCCGATCGTGCGCGAAGTAAACGTGGTGAAGCTGAAGGAATCAGGCGAGGTTGACACGTCACTGGTCGGAGAGGTTAAGCAGGGGCGCGACGGGGTGAGCGTCAAGCTCCCGGACCGCATGAAGGCCCTGGAGTGGCTTGCCGACCATATGGACATGGCCACGCCTGAACAGAAAGCACGAACGGAAAAGATCATCGCGGAAACAGAAAGGATCCGCTCCGGATCCGGAATGGACGATCAGGACAGCGAATTCCTGTACGCCTGGAAGAAGTCCATCATAGACGGATACAAAGGTGAAGAAAAATGAACGGGCCGATGAGATATGCGAAGGATCCCGTTCTTTTTTTGCGCGAAGTCCTCGGGATGGATCCGGACGACTGGCAGATGGAGACGGCCGTCGACGTGCAAAGCAGCACCCGGGTGGCGGTCAAGTCAGGGCAGGGAGTCGGAAAGACAGCACTTGAGGCAGGGCTGTGCATCTGGTTCCTCTGCTGCAGGCCTTACGCGAAGGTGATATGCACCGCGCCGACGATGCAGCAGCTGTATGACGTCCTCTGGGCGGAGATCGCAAAATGGCTGCAGACCTCTAAAGTGAGGGACCTGCTGACCTGGACAAAGACAAAGGTCTACATGAACGGCGATTCCGAGCGGTGGTTCGCTACGGCGAAGACAGCCACCAAGCCGGAGAACATGCAGGGCTTCCACGAGGACCACATGCTGATCATCGTTGACGAAGCTTCCGGTGTCGCGGATCCGATCATGGAGGCGATCCTCGGCACACTTACCGGCAAGGAAAACCGCCTTCTGCTGATGGGGAATCCGAACCGGACGGAGGGCGTGTTTTTCGACGCGTTCGGAAAAGACCTGGCGCGGTGGAAGACCCGGACGGTTTCTTCCAGGGATTCGAAGAGAACGAGCCAGGACAACATCGAGATGCTGGAGGCCAAGTATGGCAAGGACAGCGATGTGGTCCGCGTCCGTGTTGACGGCCTGTTCCCGAAAGGCGGCCTCAATTCCTTCATCCCCCTCGAGTTTGCGGAAGGCTGCCACGATCCCGTGGAAGTGCCTGACAGTAACATGCTGCACGTCGGGGTCGACGTTGCCCGTTTCGGTGATGACAAGACGGTCATTACGACAAGGCACGGGAGGAGGATCGATCCTCAGTACAAATATGCCAAGCAGTCGACGATGGAGACCGTCGGCAGGATCCTCGTCCTCTGCAGGGCGTGGATCGAGGACTGGACCGGCAGGCATCCGGACATGTATGACCAGTACGGCTCGCCGGCTACGGGGCGCTGCAGGGTCAGGATCGACGATACCGGCGTCGGCGGCGGAGTAACTGACCGCCTGAAGGAGATCGTGGCGGAGGAGGGACTCCCGATCGAGGTGATCCCCTGCAACAACTCCGGCAAGGCGATGGACGCGCATTATGACAATGCAGGGACAGAGATGTGGGGAAATGTCCGGGAGCTGATGGAACAGAACTTCTCGGCCAGGCTCCGCGGGGAGGAACCGGTCCTGCAGCTGCCTGATGACGACGAGCTCGTGAAGCAGCTGGCAAACAGGAGATTCCACCTGACTTCCAGAGGCAGGATCGCACTGGAGAAAAAAGAAGACATGAAAAAGCGGGGCTTAGGCTCGCCGGACTGTGCGGACTCGCTGGCTCTCTGCCTTTATAACCCGCAGGGCATGGAGTACAACCCTGTAAGTGGAGGAATATGATATGGCATACACAGATGCCGGCATCTGGGTGCCGGATACAGTTAACCTGGCGGAAGTGGTGAGGGTCGAAGACGTCCTCAGGGTTCCTGCGGGGACGGAAATGAACCTGAACCTTCTCAGTGACCTGATCGGGAAGCACAAGAAGCTCACCCAGTACCGCCTGAAGCCGCAGCAGGACGCCTATGAGAAGAATATTTACCCGTTCCTGTTCGCACCACGGAAACCGGCATACAAGCCGGACAACAGGATCCCGATCAATTTTGCCAAGTACCTTGTGGATACCTTCAACGGATTCTGCACGGGCATTCCGATCAAGGTGACATCGGACAATGAGAAGGTATCGGAATATCTGGAATTCCTTGACCGTCATAACCGCATGGATGACCTGAATTCGGAGATCTCCAAGGGCGCGGACATCCAGGGAGCCTGCCACGAGCTGTATTACAACGGTGAGGACGGGGAGATCGGAATCGCGAAGGTAGACAGGTCGGAATCCTTCTTCGTTTACGATGATTCCATCCTGAGGCGCAAGTTGTTCTTCGTCCGCTACTATATGGGCTCCGACAATGTGGAATACGGGTCATGGTCCGACGACACCTATGTCCAGCATTTTGAGAACAGGGCAGGATACCGCTGGACTGATGATCCCTATGAGCATCATTTCGAGTACGGCCCTGCGAGCGAGTTCTACAACAATGCGGAGAGGCGCGGGATCTTCGAGTCAGAGCTGCCGGCGATCAACGCATACAGTAAGGCCCTGAGCGAGAAGGCAAACGACGTCGATTATTTCGCGGATGCCTACCTGAAGATCCTCGGCCCGAAGGTGGAAAGCAAGGATACGCAGAGTATCCGTGACAACCGGATCATTAATTTCACCGGTTCGCCCGACGGGACGCTGCCGCAGGTGGATTTCCTGCAGAAGCCGAACGCCGACACGACGCAGGAGAACCTGATCAACCGTCTGGAGCGCCTGATCTTCCACATTTCGATGATCGCAAATATCGATGATGAGAATTTCGGCAGCGCTTCCGGCATAGCCCTCAGATATCGCCTGCAGTCCATGCACAACCTGTTCCTGGTCAAGTCCAGGAAGTTCACAGCTTCTATCCAGAACCGCTACAGGGTGATCTTCTCGAACCCGATCGCACAGACGCACGGTGTCCGGCCGGATGACTGGATGAGCGTCAATGTGAAATTCACGCCGAACCTTCCCGCGGATATGCTCAGCGAGGTCCAGGCTGCCCAGCAAGCAGACGGGATGCTCTCCCAGCAGACCCGGCTCGGGATGCTGTCCTTTATCGAGGATGTGCAGGAGGAAATCGACCGGCTCACTCAAGAGCAGGAAGAGATGACTGCCCGCCAGGCGAAGAACATCTACAGCGACATAGACAGTATGATCAAGGCGCTGGAAGCTGAGGGGTACATCGTAACAAGGAGTGCTGATGGCGAGGAAGATACAGCCGAGGAGTAAGACTCCTCTGCCGAAGCCGGGCCAGTCTTCGGAAGATTACTGGCGTGAGCGTGAGACAAGGCAGAGAGCGGCGAACATACACGACGAGGTCAGATATGCCGAGAGGATCGATGAGATCTTCCAGAGCACGCAGGACAGCCTCGAGCAGGAGATTGATGCCTTCTACCAGCGTTATGCCACCAAGGAAGGCATTGACGTTTTCGAAGCACGGCAGCGTGTCTCCCAGATCGACATGAAGAAATATGAGCGCCTTGCGGAGCAGTACGTGAAGGCAGCCCATGAAGGAGGGCGGGAAGCGGCCTTTTCTGACGAGGCAAACGAGCAGATGCGGCTGTACAACGCCACGATGCGGATCAACCGGCTCGAGATGCTCAAGGCCCGCTGCGGGATCCGTGCGATGGAAGGTTACCGGCAGGTTGATCAGCTGATCAACGAGAGCCTGGAAGAGCGTGCCTACTCTGAGTATTACCGCCTTGCCGGAATCCTCGGGAACAGCGTGCAGTTCAATGAGAATCAGGTCAGGGCAATTGTAAACGCCTCTTACCAGAACGCAACCTGGTCACAGCGGCTCTGGAGCAACCAGGCGATGCTCTCGGAGCAGATCGGGGCGCAGCTGGTGCAGGGGATTCTCACCGGAAAGAGCTCGACGGTCCTTGCCAGGAACATCCAGAAGCTGACCGGCGGAAGTACCTATGCCTGCCAGCGCCTGATGCGGACGGAGCTCCGGAGGGTGCAGACGGCCGCTGCCGAGCAGTCCATGCGGGACAACGGCGTGACGGAATATAAGTTCATCGTGGCCAACGGTGTGAACCCATGTGATGAGTGCCTGGCACTGGACGGAGAGGTCTTCAAGCTGTCGGAGATGACGGTAGGGAAGAACGCCTCTCCGATGCACCCGAACTGCCATTGCGCGACAGCGCCTTATGTGGATGAGGACAAATGGCAGAGGTGGCTGGATGGTCCTGCACAGGCAGGTGTGCCGTGGGCGGAGTTTGAGAAGGAAGAAAAAATAAAGGGCATATCGGCATCTTCAATTAACAAACGAACTCCTGGATACGGGAGAGGAACGAATATTGCTATTTTAGGGGCACCATTATCGAAGAAACAGCAGAGCATACTTGAGCGTCTCCCAAATTATGATTCTCGAGAAGAATTTGACAAGCGCGACGTTTCAATTCGTGATATAATAGCATTAACGGCACATACTGGAGTAGAATTCGCTGTATTTACAAGAAACGGGAAAAGACTTGTAATTCGCGGAAATGAGAGGAAGGTCAATGTTTATCCTAAAGACGGTGAAGCACTAGCTTCTCAAGGATATACGTGGAGTTGTCATACTCATCCGGGCATGAATCCCAAAATTACAGAACCGTCGCAGGGTGATAGGGATGTTTTAATGGCAATGAATCAGAATAGATCAGCGATTTACAACTCAACAGGACGATGTTTCGTTTTTGGCATTGACGAGGATCATGATGAAGGATACAAGAACTTATAGAGAGAAAAAAATAGATGCTCGAAAAGAATTGAAAGATATTCTTGGAAATACAGTCAATCCGGATATTATAGATGGGCTTGAATGCTACATACTTGGAGATATAGCGGATTTTTGCAGAGCATCGGATGTCAAATCCAAAGGACTGGCTAATGACTTAGAAACGTTACCGATTACCGTCCTGACATTTAATCTGTCATCAAAAGAGATAACGTACGAAACCAATGGAAAGGAATATTTAGGAATTAAGTAAACTAATTTGATTAGCGAAAGCATCGCTCCGGCGGTGCTTTTTTGATGCGATAAAGAGAGGACAAAATGAAGAAGCTGTTTATTTCTCAGCCGATGAAGGACAAGACCGACGAGCAGATTCTTGCTGAGCGTGATGCTGCCATTGAGGAGGCAAAGAGATTCCTCGGGGAAGACGTGGAAGTAATCGATTCGTTCTTCAAAGACGAGCCAGCGGTAAAAAACATCCCGTTGGAGTTCCTTGCGCGGTCTATCAGTCTCATGGCGCAGGCAGACGTGGCATACTTCGCGAATGGATGGGAAGATGCAAGAGGCTGCAGGATCGAATACGAATGCGCGGTTGCTTACGGAATACCTGCGATCGGCGCGATTAAAGCTTGCTGATAATAATGGCGACGCCACTGCTCGTCCGGATTGCTACCGGGCGGGCAGATTTTTATGAGGAGGGAATCATGAACGTACCCACGATGACTGTTGGAAAGGGAGAGATGACGGAGCAGGAGAAGCTGCAGGCAGAGGTTAAGGAGCTGCGTGCTATGTGCAGAGACTATGAGAACCGGCTCGACAAGGCGCGCGAAAGCGAAGAGCGGGCTTATATGCGCGGTCGCATCGAGGGCCTTGAGTTCGCGATCCGCTGTAACGGCGTTTCCGGTGATGAGGTGCGATGAAGAAATGATCAGCATTATCCTCTCACAGGATTGTCTTTCCGTGCAGGGGCACGCCGGGTTTAATCCCGGAAATGACATCGTCTGTGCTGCCGTCTCTGCGCTGGTGCAGACATTCGAAGCCTCTGCCAGGGAATTTACTTCTGACGAGATAAGTTCTTCCCTGCAGGACGGAGATGCGGTAATCGCGTGGGCGAGGGCGCCCACCAAAGAGCTGTCGCTTCTGATCGACAGCTTATATCTGGGTCTGAGCGGCATCGCCGCATCGTACCCGGACAATATTGAGGTAATCTGCACCCGGTGAGGGTGTTTTTTTATGCCCAGGCGTGGAACGGCTTTAAAAGCTACGGAATAAAGGCAGGCGTGGATCCTTTCAAAGCTACGGATCGAGCAGGCGTGGAGCTCGTTAAAAGCTACGGGTAGTCAGGCATGAGCACTATAACTTATGGAGGAATAAAAGATGAAGCTCAGATCAGCAATGGCAGTAATGAAAGACAATCGCACACCGAAGCAGAAGCGGATCGACCGTTTCAAAATGAACCTGAAGATGTTCGATGAAGGCGGTGAAGGAGGC